TATACTAAGAGAGATACAGGCAGAGTTCAGTGTGGAAGATGATGATATCTTTACAGCATTAGCTTTTTGTAGAAGAATGTATGAGACACCTACATCTAGAGCTTATGAAGGAATCAAGAAAGCTTTGGATAAAATAGCTAAGTACATGTCTACTGTGCAAATTACTGATGGTAAAGACGGTAACATAAACCAAGTAAGAGCCATGGTAAAAGATTTTGATAGTATCAGAAAGTCATTTAAAGGTGCTTATAAAGATTTACAAGAAGAGCAGCAAAGCAAAGTAAGAGGTGGTCAAGGATTAGCGTATGATCAATAATGAGTGACATTTGGCAAAACATACCTACTTGGGACAATGGTGTCTGGACAGAAACTTCTTTTGAAACAAGAGAGGAGCTTGCTGAATATTTAGCTAACTATTTTAAAGAACCTGGTCAATATGAATTTGATGAAACAACAGAAGAGTTTATATCTCAAGCTAAAAAATTTAATGATCTGGGTTACTATTGTGAGCATCCTCTTAGGTCTAAAGATTATATTAACTATTGGGATGATCAAAAACAAAAATGCAGGAAAGGTGTACTTTACAAGAAAGGTAGTAAGGTATGGTTTCTAACCCGTGAGTATTACATGTGGTTAAACTTCTTACCAATCTTTAACAAAGAAATACAGAAGTTTGGATTTGCTGATATCAGGGATGCTCAGTATCATATGGCACTGTATGAGTTTTTAGCTGAGTTAAATTACAAGCATGTAGCAATACTAAAGAAAAGACAGATTGCTTCTTCTTATTTTCACATAGCAAAGCTTATTAACCAGCAATGGTTTGAGCCCGGAGTTACTTTAAAGCTTGGAGCTAGTTTAAAAGACTATATAAATGAGAAAGGTTCTTGGAAATTCTTAGATGAATATGGTGCCTTTCTTAATGAACATACTGCTTGGTATAGACCAATGAACCCTCAAAAGGTTTTAATGTGGCAGCAGAAGATTGAAGTTAGAAAAGGTGGTAGAAAAACTGAAGTAGGTCTTAAAGGTACTATACAAGGTATGTCATTTGAGAAAGATCCTACAAATGGTGTAGGGGGTCCTGTTAAATACTTTTTCCATGAGGAGGCTGGTATTGCACCAAAGATGGATCAGACATATGAGTATATGCGTCCTGCAATGAGATCTGGTTTAGTTACTACAGGGGTTTTTATAGCTGCAGGTTCAGTAGGGGATTTATCACAGTGTCTTCCTTTGAAAGATATGATACTTAATCCTTTAGCAAAAGATATCTTTCCAGTAGAAACAAATCTTTTAGATGGTAAAGGTACTATAGGTATATCAGGTCTTTTTATTCCTGAACAATGGTCAATGCCTCCATATATTGATGAGTATGGTAACTCTCAAGTAGAGGAAGCACTAAAAGCTCTAGAAGAGCAGTTTGCTAAATGGAAAAAAGAATTATCTCCTGAAGACTATCAGCTAAGGATTTCACAGCATCCAAGAAATATTAAGGAAGCTTTTGATCATAGATCAGTGTCTGTATTTCCTACACACTTGATAGCAGCTCAAGAAAGAAGAATTGCAGAGAAAGACTATGGATATGAATTCATAGACTTGCAAAGAAATGAGAATGGTAAAGTAATAGGTAGAGAAACAAATAAACTACCTATATCAGATTTTCCTGTAAATAAAAAGCAAGAAGATAAAACAGGTTCTATAGTTGTTTGGGAAAGACCTGTTAAGGATCCAGAGTTTGGAATGTATTATGCATCTATTGACCCTGTTTCAGAAGGTAAAACAACTACCTCAGAATCATTATGTTCTATATATGTAATAAAAGCACCTGTTGAAGTTACAAAGACAAATGGTACAGAGACAGAAAATTATATTGAAAGAGATAAGATTGTAGCAGCTTGGTGTGGAAGATTTGATGATATAACTAAAACACATCAAAGACTAGAAATGATTATAGAATGGTATAATGCCTGGACAGTCATAGAAAATAACATATCTCTTTTCATACAGTATATGATTTCTAGAAAGAAACAAAAATATCTAGTACCAAAAGATCAGATAATGTTCTTAAAGGATCTTAAGTCAAACACCAATGTATTCCAAGAATATGGTTGGAAAAACACAGGTAGATTATTTAAAGACCATCTTTTATCTTATGCTATTGAATATACTAAAGAAGAGATAGATCAAGTAACTAAACCTGATGGTACAATAGTAAAAACAGTATACGGTATTGAAAGAATTCCTGACCCTATGCTTCTCATAGAAATGAGAGAATATACAGAAGGAGTCAATGTTGACCGCTTAGTATCCTTTGCAGCACTTGTTGCTTTTGTTAGAATACAGAGTTCCAATAGAGGTTATAAGAAAAAACATATCATGGATGACAGTGCTAAAAAGTTGCAAAAGTCAGAAAATTTATATAAATTATCTCATAACCCTTTTCGTAATTTAGGAAGGGGTAGAACTGTTAATGGAAAAAAGTTTAGACGTTCTCCATTTAAAAATTTAAAGTAATATGCAGGTATATAATGCAATGCAGCTCAAAAACGGAGCTAAGGTTAAACAAAACAGAATGGGTTCTATAACTCAGCCTCTGCAGTTTATACCTAAGAAAGATAAAGATGATGAGTGGGCAGCATGGAACTTGGATTGGTTGGAGTGGAATGGTTTAAAACAACTTAAAAGAAACTCCCGCAGGTTTATGAAAAACTATAAGCTTGCAAAAGGAATCATTGACAAGACAGATTATATTATTGAAGATGATAATGAGTACAGAGACATTATAGAAACTTTAACAAAAGAAGATGAGTCAGCCTTAGAATTAAAGTTCTATCCAATTGTACCAAATGTTATCAATGTACTTACTGCTGAATTTGCTAAGAGATCAACTAGATTAACTTATAGAGCTGTTGATGAATTCTCTTATAATGAGATGCTTGAGCAAAAAAGAGCTGATGTGGAAGAAGTTTTACTTGCAGATGCTCAAATAAAAATAATGGCAGCTCTTCTTGAGCAAGGATTAGATCCTAATTCTCCGGAGGCTCAACAACAAATGAGTCCTGATAATCTTAAGACTCTTCCTCAAATAGAACAGTTCTATAAAAAAGATTATAGATCAATGGTGGAGCAATGGGCTTCACACCAACATAAAGTAGATACTGAAAGATTCAGACTAGAAGAACTAGAAGAAAGAGCTTTCAGAGATATGCTTATTACAGATAGAGAGTTTTGGCATTTCCGCATGATGGAGGATGACTATGAAATAGAACTTTGGAATCCAGCTCTTACATTCTATCATAAATCACCAGATGCCAGATATACTTCACAAGGTAACTGGATTGGTAAAACAGATATGCTTACAGTAGCAGATGTTATTGATAAGTATGGTTACTTAATGACTGAAGAGCAACTAGAGGCTCTAGAAGCAATCTATCCTATTAGATCAGCAGGATATAACATTGGTGGTTTGCAGAATGATGGTTCATTCTATGATGCTACTAAATCACATGAGTGGAATACTAACAGTCCATCACTAGCATACAGACAATATACATCTATGATGTCAGGGTCTGTATTAGAAGGAGGAGATGTAGTTACAGATATCTTAGCTCAGAATGAAGATTACTCAGATACAGGTACTGCATATCTCTTACGTGTAACAACAGCATATTGGAAGTCTCAACGTAAAGTAGGGCATCTAACAAAGATTGCTGAAAATGGTGAAGTAATTACAGAAATAGTAACAGAAGATTACAAAGTTACAGACAAGCCTATTTATGACACTAGACTGTTTAAGAACAGAACTTCAGAAAACTTAGTCTATGGAGAACACATAGATTGGATTTGGATTAATGAAGTATGGGGTGGTTTAAAAATAGGACCTAATGTTCCATCATTCTGGGGAATGAATAATCCTGGAGGATTCTCTCCTATATATCTTGGTATAGACAAGAACCACATAGGACCTCTTAAGTTCCAATTTAAAGGGGACAACTCTTTGTATGGATGTAAGCTTCCTGTAGAAGGATCTATATTCTCAGATAGAAATACTAAGTCTACAGCTTTGGTAGATCTTATGAAGCCTTTCCAAATAGGATATAACATTGTAAATAATCAAATTGCAGATATATTAGTAGATGAACTCGGCACAGTTATTCTATTAGACCAAAATACCTTACCTCGTCATTCTTTAGGAGAAGACTGGGGTAAGGGTAATTTGGCAAAAGCATATGTTGCAATGAAGGATTTCCAAATGCTTCCTCTTGATACATCTATCACAAATACAGAGAATGCATTAAACTTCCAACATTTTCAAAAACTAGACCTAGAACAAACAAACCGTTTAATGTCTAGAATACAACTTGCTAATTATTTTAAACAGCAAGCTTATGAAGTAATTGGTGTGAACCCACAAAGAATGGGACAACAGCTTTCTCAACAAACAGCTACAGGAGTTGAGCAAGCAGTAAATGCTTCTTATGCACAAACAGAAACGTACTTTATACAGCACTGTGATTATCTTATGCCAAGAGTACACCAAATGCGTACAGATTTAGCACAATATTACCATAGTACTAAACCAAGTGCACGTTTAACGTATGTAACTACAGCAGATGAAAAAGTAAACTTTGAGATTAATGGTACTGATTTATTACTCAGAGACTTAAATATATTTGCTACAACTACAGCTAATAACAGAGCTATCTTAGAACAGCTTAAATCATTAGCACTTAATAATAATACTACCGGAGCTACTATATATGACTTAGGTAAGATTATTCAATCTGACTCAATTGCTGACCTTAATCAAACTCTTAAGGTGTCTGAAGAAAAGATTCAGCAGCAAAAACAAGCTGAAATGCAACAGCAACAGCAAATGCAAGACCAGATGATCCAAGCTAAAGCTGAAGAAGAAAAGCTTAAGAGAGATAGTGAAGCTGCTGAGAAAGAAAAAGATAGACAAAAAGATATCCTTATTGCAGAAATCAGAGCTGCAGGTTATGGTTCTATGATGGATCTAAATGAAAATCAGCAATCTGACTACCAGGATGCTATGAAAGAAATCCGTCAAACAGAACAATATCAAGAACAAACTAGTTTAAATAGACAAAAGGAAGCTAATAAGATGAGTATTCAATCTCAAAAAAATCAAATTGAGAGAGAAAAGATACAGGCTCAGAGAGAAATAGCAGATAAACAGCTTCAAATTGCTAGAGAAAACAAGAATAAATATGATGTAGGCAAAAAAGGAGATGAATAGTTAGCCATATAGTGCTGAAAATTAACTTATTCAATTTAAATTTTTGAAGTTTATTCATATAATTATTCTTATATTAAACTAAGTAATTAACAAAACCAACATAAAATGAGTGATAAAGAGATACAAGACTCTACAACGGTAGAGCAGGTAGATGTAAATATTGATGAGCTCTTTAGTCTTTCTGGTGCGGATAATGTAATGTTGCCAGAACAAGAAGAAGAAATTAAAGAAAACTCAATATTTAAAAATGACAACATTGTAGACACTTCGTTCCTTGACAAAACTGAAGAACCTGAGCAAACAGTAAATGCAGAAGAAACAGCTCCTAATACTGAGGAAGTTAATGAAGCAATTGCTGAGCTAGATCAAATGATTACAGAAGAAGAGGAAGCTTCTAATGTAGGTAGACCAAGATTAGATAAAAGTGGTCTAATGGATTTAGCAACCAAGATGATTGAAGAAGGTACGCTAATGCCTTTTGATGATGAGAAACCATTAGAAGATTATACAGCTGCTGATTTTAGAGAACTCTTTGAAGCAAACTTTCAAGAAAGAGAAAGTAAAGTAAGAGAATCAGTACCACAAGAATTTTTTCAATCACTGCCTCAAGAGCTGCAAATTGCTGCAAAGTATGTTGCTGATGGAGGACAAGATCTGAAAAGTTTATTTAGAACTTTAGCTTCTGTAGAAGAAGTAGTTGAACTTAATCCTGCAAATGAACAAGATCAAGCAGAAATTGCAAGACAATATTTAAGAGCAACTAACTTTGGTACTGTAGAAGAAATAGAAGCAGAAATTGAAGATTGGGCAGATCTTGGTAAACTTGAGCAAAAAGCTAATCAGTTCAAGCCTAAGTTGGATAAAATGCAAGAATCTATTATTGCACGACAGCTTGCTGAGCAAGAACACAGAAAGCAACAACAAGAACAAGCAGCAAAAGCATATACAGATAATGTATATAATACACTTTCTGCAGGTGAGTTATCTGGTGTAAAACTTGATAGAAAAACTCAGAACATGCTTTACTCAGGTTTAGTTCAACCAGCTTATCCTAGCATGTCAGGTAAGCCAACAAACTTACTAGGACACTTGCTTGAAAAGTATCAGTTTGTTGAACCAAGACATGATCTGATTGCAGAAGCGCTTTGGTTATTATCTGACCCGGATGGTTATAAGAATAAAATCCAAAGTACAGGAGCTAAAGAACAAGTAGCTAAGACAGTAAGAAGCTTGAAGACAGAGCAGCAAAGAAAAATTTCTTCATCTGCTCCTCAAGAAGAAGCTATACAAAATGCAAGAAGAACAACACAAAAAAGAACTGTTTCCCGTAATAAAGGAAACATATTTAAGAGGTTTTAATTAACACAAGTAAATAAATAAATAACAAATAACAAATGGCAACTCCAGTTTTAAACAATGGTATCTTTCTACGGGATACAGCTTACAATGCAAGCTCACACGTAGATTCTTACCACTTGCAAAACATGTTGAAAGATGCTGATCCAATGGATTTGGGTCCTGTAGATCTTTGGGCTATGTCTCAAAAGGTTGAAATGCCTCTTTATCAAATGTCTAGCTTTGGTGGGAAAAATGTTATCATGGTTGACAATGCTCGTGGTGAATATAAGTGGCAGACTCCAGTATCTGTAGATCTTCCTTATATCCTAGAAGACATTGAACCTAATAACGTGTATAAGGGAGTAGATGGTACTACTTTCAAAATTAAAATTAACAAGCGTGAGTTTGGTCACGGAGACATCATTACTTATGATAAGTATAATGGTGTTGAGATGTACATTACTCAGGATGACATTCTTCCTGTAGGAGATGGTTTCATCTATACTGTACAACTTGTTAACAATGATAACTACAAGTAT